GAAGATGTAGTTTTAAACAAACTGCGTAATCATATATTGGGAACATACGACCAACACTATAGTATGAATAAAATCCAGTCAACGGAGTTCATCTTCGACGCTGGTCATGGCGAAGGCTTTTGCTTAGGAAATATCATAAAGTATGCTCAACGCTATGGAAAGAAAGAAGGAAGAAACGAGCAGGACTTATTAAAGATTCTGCATTATGGAATAATTTTGATGGGGTCAAAAATAGATGAGAAAGAAGAAACACGAAAATCTTACACAAGCGAATATAACCAAGGTAATTGAGTTATTAAACCCTACTGATGGTAGCAAACCTATAACAAAGAAAGAAGCATGTGGTATACTAAACATTGCTTACAACACAACTAGATTAGGTAATATCATATCAGAGTTTCACGAGACTATGGAGTTTCGTGCTAGAAGAAAGGCTCAGAACAAAGGGAAAGCAGCAACTAAACAAGAAGTTAAACAAGCAGTAGCAGGATATTTAGATGGCGAAACAGTAGCAGACATTGCTAAGTCACTGTATCGATCCCCTGCTTTTGTAAAGGGAATCATAGAAAGAATAGGAGTCCCACAAAAAATAGCACACACAGACTACGAAGGCAGACGGAATGCACTACTACCAGATCAGTGCATCTCTGAAGATTTTGCCACAGGAGAAAAGGTTTGGGCAATAAGACAGAACTACCCAGCAGTAGTGAAAAAAGAACTTCAGCCTGAACAATCAGAGGAGAGAGGCTACAAACTATACCTAGTGTATACGATTGAAGCACAACAGGAAGACCTCAAAGATACGTACTTTCCTTATCTTGAGTTTGCAGGTAAATACCATGCAATACCAGCTTATGATATGGGCAGTCTAAGACATTTACGCGAGTATATGTAAAAAGGAAAAAAATGGACGCACTAACTATAGTAGCGGCATTTTGGATAGCTGGAGTAATATTAGGAATGTATAATCTATATGTACCAGCAATACAAATTATCGGAAGAATTGATAGTAAAAATATAGCATACAGATACGCTTGGGTAGGTGGAATTGTTTTCACTTTATTTTTGAGTGTCTGTTTACCTTTACTGGTTCATGTTATATTGATTAATAAACACCAAGAAAGATTTCTTAGGACGTTTATACCAGCATATATGGGAGACAAAGATGCATAGAGGAAATAGATATTACGAAGCTCTTAGAGCTAAGTATATAGCAGAAGCTAAAGAGGCAGAAGCAGTGTTGCATACATACTTTACTAATTCAGTAGGTATTGGAGAGCACTCTGATCTGATAGAAGAATTTGATAAACAATTAGACAAACTAGCATCCGCACAGGAAAAGCTAGAAGCATTAGAGAGTTTATTACCTTGACCTCTTTAATATTAAAGTGCGATAACGAGACTATAGGAGTAGTAAGAAATCCTTACGAAAGAATAGTCTCTTTATACATACAAAGTCTAGACTATATAGGAATGGATGCTTGGGTAGATAAATCTACTCCCGAGTTACAAACTGTACTTTATAAAGACTGTGACCATATAGTCAGATTCGAAGCATGGAAAGAAGAATTAAATTTTTCAAATCTACATCCCAAAGATATATCAATTTTACAGGATGAAGAAGTGCAACCTATGTGGGAACGTTGGTATACTTTAAAAAGTAAACAACATATATACGAGCTGTATCAGGAAGACATTACAGTCTACGGTTATAGCTACTAAAATATAGTTCTTGACACAAGGTTAAAATTCCGATATAATATATTTATATTAAGGAAATAAGCAATGAGCGACAGGTATTACACACAGATGCTAGAGACCACAGGTTGGTGTCCTGGTTATCGCAATACTTTTAGCCTTGCCGAATACAAACAAAACTACACATTAAAAAGGAAAAGAACTATGGCGTGGACAGACGAAAGTAAAGAACAAGCAGTTGAAATGTATACTGCAGAAGAACCAACTCCAGACAACAGTATGGAGATTGTTAAGATGGTTGCTGAAGAATTAGGCGAGAGCCCAAATGGAGTCAGAATGATTTTAACAAAAGCAGGAGTATATGTAAAGAAAACTCCAGCTGTGAAAAGCAGTGGTGGTGGAACTGGTGGTGGCAGAGTAAATGTCGCACAAGCACAAGATGACTTAGTAAAAGCTATCTCTGATGCAGGTAAAGAAGCCGACACAGCAATTGTCAGTAAGCTAACAGGTAAGGCTGCTGTATATTTTACAACACTAATTAACGAACTAAACGATTAATTACCCCTGAATCTTGGGGAGGGCAACCTCCCTGAGTATTTTTGTATCTACAAGAATCACCTCGTAAAACGATACCATTGATAGGACGCTAATAGATATTAACTACCTACAAGGAAACGAATGAAAAAGGAAGATTTTGTTAGAAAACTTGACGAAGCGGGAGACGCTATTGTCACATATCGTAGTCAGAATAGTCGTAGACTGAAATATAATGTCTGCACAGGTGACTTCGATAACAAATACATACAGTCGAAAAAGAATCGAGCCAAACCATCTCAAAGACAAGTTCTATTGTTTTGTTGGGACACCGACTCTTACAGACTATTACAACCTGATAACGTAACGTCTATTGTACCTCTAGCAGCGATACTAAAAAATGATAGAATTACATAACGAAACTCCAGTATACGAAAAGGAAGTACACTTTAACGAAGACAAAAATGAAAAAGTCTTTGTAATGGTAAACAACTTTCGTGGTACGGAGTATTTACATATCAGAAAGTACTATATGGACTTTGATGAAGAATGGAAACCAACAAGGGACGGCATAGCCTTGCCTATTGATTTGGATAACCTTCGAGAAATATTTACAGCCTTAGTAGAGATACTTTCTATCTCAGAAGTTAAAGGAGTATTAGAAACTCATTTCAAAGAGATATTAGACGAGTTATACCAATAGCACCAAAAAATAGTCCTTGACAAATCCTTAAAAATTCTGTATAATATATCTATGAATAAGACAGAATACCTAGAATATTGTAATCAAAAGTATGCAGAAGGCAATCCTATATTACCTGATGATGTATATGATAGACTTGTAGAGAACACTGCTCTTGAGGAGCAAGTAGGTCATGCAAGTGATGATGTACGATATAATCACCCTTTCCCAATGTATTCACTTCAGAAAGTCTTTGTAGGAGAAGATGAAGAACCAAACTGGGAATCTAAACAACCAACTATTATGACTGCCAAACTGGACGGTGCAGCTGTGTCTATAACTTATGTAGACGGCATCTTTCATCAAGCACTCACGCGTGGTGACGGTAGAGCGGGTCTAGATATTACTGATAAAATTAAGTCTTTAGTACCAAATGAGATATGGAGCAAAGGTGTCAAACAGATTACTGGAGAAATCGTTGCCCCAAAAACAATACCAAATGCTAGAAATTATGCAAGTGGTGCTTTGAATCTAAAAGACTTACAAGAATTTAAATCCCGTGATATTACCTTTGTTGCGTACGGAATTCAACCAGCCATCTGTGCTGAGTGGACTGACGATATGAACATGGTTGCAGACATGGGGTTTAACGCTATCACCAAAAGTGATTATCGTGAATTCCCTCAGGACGGTAAAGTTGTACGAGTCGACTCTAATATATATTTTGAAACATTAGGCTACACAGCACACCACCCTAGAGGTAGTTTCGCTTTAAAAACAAGACAGGCTGGAGTAGTTACTCGGCTCTTGGACGTTGAATGGAATGTCGGGAAGTCAGGTGCTGTTTCGCCAGTTGCGATTCTAGAGCCTTGTATCATTGGAGAAGCGACAGTAAGTAGAGCAACTCTACATAACATTGGATATATCGAGGCACTAGACCTTGAGATTGGATGTGGAGTAGAAGTTATTCGTAGTGGAGAAATCATACCTAGAATAGTGAGAAGAGTATGAGAATACTAATTCTTGCTAATGGCAGGACAGGAAGTACAAATATTATGTTAGGACTCGGAGAAGGACTAGATTATGATGTTGTTCCTGAGCCATGGAACAGAGGACTTAAGTTAAGACCTGAGTATCGTAGTGAAGCATACAATAATTTTACTTATCAAAACATGCCTGACAACATGGTAGTTAAATCCATAGTAAATGTACAGCAGTACTTAGGATTCTACTGGAATCAACCACAACCTAAATATAATTGTGAAGGATTGGACTGGTTAGACAATGCTAGTGAGGTTGTATTTTGGTATAGATTTGCACAAAAGTTTGATAAAGTAATCGTACTTGATAGACGAGATATAGATGCAAGAGTTAGTAGTGCATTACATGCACAGTACTTTGGAAAGTGGAGAGGAGCATATACATATACTCCTTCCATAATACCCGATACTGAAACATGGAAGCAACTAAAAATGAAAGAAGAACAAAGTAGTGATATGCTAAAACTTATTGCTCATCATCTAAAACTGGAAGTGACATACTACGAAGATATCTATACTAATAAAGTACAAGATTACTTTGGTTTAGGAGTTGATAATCAAAAAATGTTTGATAACTATATTAATCCTAAGTATAAGTATAAGATATGATACTAAGAGAGAAGATACAGAAAAAACTAGATGTACTAGAATTCATGATGAAGAACAATGTTCATATCGTAGACCCCAACGGGTGCATGGAGTATACACTAACTATCAGTAAATTTTGGTCAGTTCTCTCAGAAGAAGATAGAGATTTTATCCAAGGCTGTCAGTCTTCAATCGAAGAAGGATGGGAGTGGAAATGAGTGGCGGAGTATATAATCAAACCTTTTTCAATAACCATCCATGGGAAAAAGAAAAAGACGGCATACTATACGGAATAGTACTGGTAAACATGCAAACATGGGAACGAGAAACAATAAAGGTCGGCATCGCAAAAGGGCGAACATTCAAAGACGCAGTAAAAAGAGGGCGTGGGTTTACAAACTACGACATCAGAATACAAAGACTTTGGCAGGGGACGATATACGATTGCTGGAGATGGGAACAGAAACTACACAAGATGTATCAGGATGATAGACATAAAACACAGCACCATTTTGGAGGGCATACGGAATGCTTTAGTATGGAATCAAAGATTCTACAAAGTTTTCCCAAAAAGAATGACATATTTAGGGATTAGTGAAGGCTTTCACGATGCAGCTATTGCAGTTGTAAGAGACCAACGAATATTATTCGCAAGTCACATAGAGAGAATGACACGCAAAAAGAATGATGCGTGGGTGCCGCAGTGGGTAAAAGAACACGCATATAATGAGTACGCATATGATAAAACAATATTTTACGAACATACTGAAATCAAGAATTGCAGACGAGACATGTACGGACTGGCAGCGACAGAGAATGGCAGAGCGTACGATGTCAGAGATATACTTCACCATAAAAGTCACTACGCCAGTGCTTATTTTACTGCTCCTTTCGTACCTGACAGCACAGTTGTCATAGATGCAATAGGAGAGTTTGACACTGCAAGTATTTGGGTAGATGGAGAAAAAGTATGGAGTCGTCAGTACCCATGGTCACTAGGATTATTTTATAGTGCTATTACGAAACGAATAGGATTAAAACCCAACGAAGATGAGTATATTACAATGGGCATGGCAGCATATGGAGATGTAACTATTGATATGCTAGACTTTATTAACAACAACCATCACAAAGGTATTCCTATGCGTAAATGGTTTTGGGAAACACCTGAAGATATAGCGGCGTCAGCACAAGCACACTTAGAAAATGAACTCATGGAAATATTTGCAAAGGCTCGTAAGTATGGGCCAAAAGTTGCATATGCTGGTGGAGTTGCACTTAATTGTGTAGCAAATAGTAAGATTCGTGCAATGTTTGATGATATGTGGATATTCCCAAGCCCTGGAGACGCAGGGAGTTCATTAGGCTGTATACTGGCACACACAGAACAAAGAATAAAGTTTGAGGATTGCTACTTAGGGTACGATATAGATAGAGAGGTAAACCCCATAAAAGTAGTAGAAGAAATAATTAATAATAAAGTAGTAGGAGTAGCAAATGGAAAAGCAGAGTTTGGCCCTCGGGCGCTTGGTAATCGTAGTCTGCTTGGCGATGTCCGTTACGATATTAAAGACACAGTCAATGATATCAAACGCAGACAGAAGTTCAGGCCTTTTGCCCCCGCGATACTTGAGGAGTTTGTAGATGAATATTTTGAAGGGTATGCTAACGAGTATATGCAGTATGTTTCAAAGGCAAAACACGACTACAGTAGTGTCTCACACATCGACGGAACTGCAAGAGTACAAGTGGTTAGAAAAGACTCTAAGTCAATACTACGACCTATACTAGAGGCGTACTACGAGGCTACTAAAGTACCTATGTTATTGAATACAAGTTTAAATATTAAAGGGCAACCCATGGTAAATACTTGGGAAGATGCCAAAGAGTTTGAAAAAAGTTATGGAGTAAAAGTATTTTGAGTGAATCAGTATTAGATTTAAATTATGTAGATAATCCAGGAGAGTGCAAACGCTATAATAGTTCTGCGCCTGACATATATTATAATGGAGATAGTTTTACACAAGGAATGGAATTGAAAGATAGATTCCGAGGATGTTATACACATTTAGTTGCAGAACACTTTGACCAGACATGGGGAAGGTCATCAAAAATTGGTGGTGGTAATGATAGAATACTAAGAGTTACCAGTACAGATATGTTGATGATGCCAAAGAAACCTAAGTTAGCTATTATATTGTGGTCTGGACCGAATAGGCAGGAGTACTTAAATAATTTAGGAGTATGGAGACAAGTAGGACATATTCGTTTTGCTTTTGATAGAAGAAAACTAGAGATTAAAAGAAGCGATATTTACTGCCACCCTGATATGACTAGAAATCAATATGAAGGTTGGAGACACTACATGAAAGACTGTAGAACTATCAAGTGGAATCTACATGAAATGTGTATGCAGATGATTTATCTTAGAAGATTATTAAACAGCATGAATATACCACATCTATACTACTTCATGAGTAAAGGACAAATAGATTGTGCCTTAGATTCTTTGAATGAAAAAAGAAGAGAAGGTGCAAACGTAGTCTGGGAACAACAATACAATATGACAAAGGAAGATTTCTTAAAAGAAATACCTGAGTTACAAGATAACGGCTTTTACGAACTAACAAAATTAGTATTGAAGAAGCCATATGGTCCAATGGACCATCCGTTAGAGGAAGGTCATCAAGCAATGGCCGATAAAATAATACAGGATATATATGATAAAAAATTGGATAACGTTTTTAAGTAAAAAACTAAAGGCATGGAAGTTTCAGTGGGACAATCGAAATGTGGTAGAAGATACCCACATCTACGAGGAGTAGTAAATTTTGAATGTGGAAATTTTCCTGAGCATTTCAAAAATAGTTCTTGACAGATGCTTAAACTTTTTGTATAATATATTATATATTTGAGAGAGAAAAGAAATGACAACGATTACACCACCGACTAACTGTCCTTGTTGTGACTCCATACTGGAGTTAGTAAACGAGCAGTTGTTCTGCAGAAACACAAAGTGTCCTGCACAGTGGACTAAAAAGTTAGAGTCTTTTTCCTCTACTCTTAAAATAAAAGGGCTTGGGCCTTCGACTATCTCTAAGTTAGGTGTCGAATCCCTGCCCGAGCTTTATGAACTTACTGTATCAGATATACAGGATAAGATTCACAGTGAAAAATTAGCTGAGAAACTCTATGATGAATTACAAAAGTCTAAGAGTAGCAAGTTGGTAGATATTCTACCTGCTTTCTCAATACCACTTATTGGTCGGTCGGCTTCTCAAAAATTATGCGATACAATATCAAACATCGAAGATATTAGCGAGAACAGTTGTACTGAGGCAGGTATCGGACCAAAAGCATCA